CGGTAGACCCGTCTGACCTGACCGGCAACCGCTACCGCTGCGAACAGACCAACTTCGATACCGCTCTGCGTTACACCAAGATCGATGCATGGGCAAAGTTCAAAGACTTCCAGACCCGCCTGCGCGACGCAATCCTGCAACGTCAGGCCCTCGACCGCATCATGATCGGTTTTAACGGCATCCAGCGCGCTGCCAAATCCAACCGGGTCACCAATCCGCTGTTGCAAGACGTCAACAAGGGCTGGCTGCAAAAAATCCGTGAAGACAAGCCGGAGAACGTGCTGGACGAAGTCAAAGATGGCTCCAATGTCATCAAGGTCGGTGCTGGTGTAACGCTGGCTGACGGTTATAACAACCTCGATGCGCTGGTGATGGACTTGACCGAGCTGCTGGGACCGACCTACCGCGACGACACCGAACTGGTGGCCATCGTCGGCCGCAAACTGCTGCACGACAAATACTTCCCCATGGTCAACAAAGACCAGGTGCCGAGCGAGAAGATGGCCGCCGATGTCATCATCAGCCAGAAACGCATGGGCGGATTGCCTGCCGTGCGCGTGCCGAGCTTCCCGGACAACGCCATTCTGGTCACCCGTCTGGATAACCTGTCCATCTACTGGCAGGAAGGCTCCCGCCGCCGCACCATTCTCGACAACGCCAAGCGCGACCAGATCGAGAACTACGAGTCAGTGAACGAGGCTTACGTGGTCGAAGACTACGAAGGCGCCGCACTGGCCGAACACATCCAGCTGGTTGAACCGGCTCCGGTCGCATAAGGGGGAGACATGACAAGCCCCGCCCTGCGCAACCGCGCTCGCAAACTGGCCGCCCTGCAAGGGGCGGCCAATCCTCAGTTCGATCAGGTCACCGCCAACGCCTACGAACTCCAGCTGATGCAACTGCGCCAGCACCAGCAGACCCTCAAGGGTATCCAGAGCATCGAGCGCAAGATCGACGCCAAGCGCACCATGCTGGCCACCTACAAACCGTGGATTGACGGCCTGCTGGCTGCCGATCGCGGCGGTCAGGATGACGTACTGGTAACCGTCACCCTATGGCACCTCGACACCGGCGATCTGGCTGGCGCCATGCCGATGGCTGACTACGTGATCCGCCACAAACTGAACACCCCGGATCAGTACGAACGCACCGCCCCCACCCTCATTGCCGAAGAGGTGGCCGACACCGCCATCAAACTGCAAGAGGCGGGCACTGGCCCCGATCTCTTCCTGCTCATCAGCTATCTGAAGCTGCTCCACGACTGCGACATCTTCGATCAGGTGCGCGCCAAGCTGCACAAGGCAGTCGGTCGCGCCTATCTGGCCGAAGGGTCCAAAGAACCGGCAGCCGAGCACTACCGCCGCGCCCTCGAACTGCACGACAAAGTGGGCATCAAGAAAGAGCTGGAAGTGCTGGAGCGCGAAATCAAGAAGGAAAAAGAAGCCGAACAGGCAGCCAAAGCAGAGGAAGAACGGGCAGCAGAACAAGCCGCCAAAGACGCCGAGCAGAAGGCCGCCAACAACGGCAACACCGAACAGCAAGGCCATGCCGACGGCGAGGCCAGCTAACCGAGCGTACCCCGCACCCTGGGCGGCTCGGGCCTGACGAATGCCAGCGGCATACCAGACGGCCCGACCACCGCCCAACAAACGGGGGAAGGAGCATCCATGACATCAGGATTCATCCCCACCAATCCGGCCAACAAAGACGAAGGCGAAATCGCCAGCGCCCCGTTCTGGCCGGTCATCAAACTGGCCGACGTGCGCGCCATCATGCGCACCGATGGCACCGTCACCACCGAACGGCTGCGTCATGCCGTGATCGATGCCGTCGCCGCCGTCAACAGCGATCTGAGCGGCTGGGCCATCAACCGCCAGGGAGAAGATTACGAGCATCTGGACGACGTGCCATCCCAGACCATCGCCGGTGAATCCGTGCTGGTTCACTGGTATCGCCGCGCCGTCTACAGCATGGCCCGCGCCAACCTCTACGAGCGCTATCTCGACAGCTCGGCCACTGCCGACGCCGTCAAAGATGCCGAACCGCGCAACCTCACCGCCGACGACCTCTACCGCGATGCCCGCTTTGCCATCCGCGACATCCTCGGCGAAACCCACACCACGGTCGAACTCATCTGATGCAGCTGCGCGCCCAACAGGGGGAAACCCTCGACCTCATCATCAACCGGCACTACGGCTACACAGCGGGCATCACCGAACAGGTGCTGAACCTCAATCCGGGGCTGGCAGAACTGGGGCCCATCCTGCCGATGGGCACCCTTATCACCCTGCCTGATACCCCGACCCAAGCCGCCGCGCCCCTGATCCAGCTATGGGACTGACCATGAGCCGCCTCGACGACGAACTTGAACGACTGGCAGACATCAGCGAGCAGCAGCTCGCGGCCCGCATCCACGCCGCCCGCATCAGCGGCACCGGCCCCCACTACTGCATCGACTGCGACGACCCGATCCCGCAGGAACGCAGAGAAGCGATCCGGGGCTGCGAACGCTGCGCCGACTGCCAGACCATCCACGAATTCCAAACCGCCCGCCAATTCGGCGGCAAACGATAACAACAGCACCAGGAGAGCACGATGCCCGAACCCATCTCATCCAGTGCAGCAACCAGCGCCCTCACCGGGCTGGCCCTGCTGTTCACCTTGCCGGGAGTTGACCCATCCATGGTGCTAGGCGCACTGACTGGGGCAGTCCTGTTTGTATCTGCCACAGAAGAACACAGCAGATGGCGAAAAATCGCCCTGTTCGTGGCGTCTTTTATCGGTGGCCTGCTACTGGCTGACCTCGTTTGTCAGCTATTGGTTATGGCCCTGCCAATGGGGGTGCCAGTCAGCAAAGCCGTGGGGTCATTGCTTTCGTCCGCGCTGATGGTCCGCATGCTGCAAATCATCATGCGCACAGAGTTCGGCACGCTCTTGAACATCTTGCTCAACAGGAGGGGGTAACCATGATCCCGACCAGTCCAACCGGCGTGTTTATCTACACCGCCCTGTACGCTCTGATCTGCGCCGCAATCTTCCTGCGAGTCATGCTGTTTGACCGCAAAGGGGGTGAGTATCGCGCCCTGCCTGCTTGGCTGGCTTGGGGCCTATGCGTGTTATCAGGCTCCATTCCGCTGCGGTTTTTATTCGGCAGCATCCCTGCGCCGGATCCGGCCTCTTTCGGGCTTGCCCTCTTTCTGCTGTGCGCCGTGCTCAAAACCCGTGGCTCTGTCTATCACCTGCTGCCGCGCCGCCACCCGCGCGCCAGCCATGCCACTGACATCTACCGGAGGTTTCAACCATGACACTCAAAAAAGGCGCCATCGGCGCACCGGTGGCCGAACTGCAACAACTGCTCACCCGGGCAGGCTACCAGGTGGCCGCCGATGGCTGGTTTGGTGACGCCACCGAGCAAGCCGTGCTCGCCTTTCAGCGTGATCACCTCATCGTCGCCATCGGTCAGGCAGGGCCGCGCACCATGGCCGCCCTGCGCGGGGTAGCCATCGGCAACCAGCTCACCATCACCGATCTGCAGCAAGCCGCTGATCGCCTCGGTGTCGAACTGGCCAAGCTCGCAGCCTTCGCCCAGGTCGAAGCCGCTGGCGAAGGGTTCGACGACTGCCAGCGCCCGCGCCTGCTGTTCGAGCGCCATGTTTTCTTCAAGCAGCTAACCAAGCAGCAAGGCGAAAGCGAGGCCAACCGCATCGCGGGCCTCTATCCGGCACTCTGCAACCCCAAGCGCGGCGGCTATCAGGGCGGCCCTGCCGAATGGGCCCGCCTGCAAACCGCCATGACCCTGCACCGTGCCGCCGCCATCGAATCGGCCAGCTGGGGCATGTTCCAGGTGATGGGCTACCACTGGCAGGCGCAGGGCTACGCCTCGGCAGATGACTGGATGACCGCCATGCAGCAAAGCGAGCGCGAGCACCTGCGCGCCGTGGTCGGCTTTATCGAGCAGGATACGCAGCTGCACAAGGCACTCAAGGCGGGCAAGTGGGCCGACGTGGCCCGCCGCTACAACGGCCCTGCCTACAAAGACAACCGCTACGACACCAAACTGGCCGAGGCTTACGACCACTTTGCCAAGGTCTATCCGGTGCAGGAGGTGGAGCATGTGGCGTAACCTCCTGCGATCCCCCCTCACCTGGCTGCTGCTGGCCTTGGTTGTCACCCTGGGCGGCTGGGGCTGGTCGGCCCGCTCTGCCGCCAAGGCAGAGGGGCAGGTCTCCACCCTGCAAAGCGACCTCAAGGCCGCCGACGACAAGGCCAAAGAGGCCGCGCTGCGGGAGCGAGCCAAAGACAGCACCATCGACACCCTAACAGAACAACTGACGGTGCAGGCCACTGCCGCCCAACAGTTACAGGGCCAGCTCGACCAGCTGGCCATGACAGCCGCCACCCGTGAACAAACCATCGCGAGGCTCAAACGTGAAAATGCTGAACTTAAGTCTTGGGCTGATAGCCATCTGCCTGCTGCTGTTGTCGGCCTGCTCCAGCGCCCCGCCATCACCGGCGCCGCAGATTATCAGGCTCACCTGTCCAGCTCCGGCCCCATGCCAGCTGCCGCCAGCGGATCCGCTCAATAATGGCGATCTGCTCGACATGCTGACCGCTACCGAGGCCGCATGGGCAACCTGTGCCGCCCGGGTCGATGCCGTAATCCAGTGCAACCGGAGGAACCATGCTCAAACCGGCAGCCATCCGTGACGTGATCGCCAGCTGTGTGCCGCAACTGGCGCAAAATCCAGAAAGCCTAATCCTCACCGTGGGCGATGGCCGCATCGTCGCCACTGGCGCGCACTCCCTCTCGTTCGAGTGGCAATACCCGCTATCAATCGGCGTCATCGACTTTGCAGGCCACCCGGATCAACTGGTCGTGCCGCTGCTGGCATGGCTGCGCCAAAACCAGCCGGAGCTGTTCACCAACCCCGACAAGCGGGAGAACGCCATCAAGGTCGAGTCTGAACTGCTGGCCGGTGACCTCTACGACTTGCTGATCACCATCCCGCTCACCGAACGGGTCATCGTCACCAAAACCGAAGAGGGGATCGGCTGGCAGCACGTACCGGAACCACCGGAAGACCCCTACGACGGCATCACATGGGAAAGCTTCACCAAAGAGGGGCAATAGCCATGGCCGACGCGCTCCAGCAGCTCGGTGACCAAGCAGCCGCCCTGCTCAACCAACTCAGCGCCACAGAGCGCCGCAAGCTGGCCGCAGAACTGGCCCGCACCATGCGGGCCACTCAGGCTGAACGCATCCGCGCCAACAAACAGCCGGATGGCACACCAATGACGCCGCGCAAGCCACGCGCCAAGCGTGGCGCCATTCGCCGCAAGATGTTCGCCAAGCTGGTCAAACCGGCATGGTTCAAGGCCACCGCCACCGCCAACGAGGCCGCTGTTGAGTTCACCGGCAGCGCAAACAGGCTCGCCACCGTCCATCACTTCGGCCTGCGCGACAAAATCAACGGCAAAGAGGTGCAATACCCGGAGCGCCAACTGATCGGCATCACCGACGCCGACATCGACAGGATTGAAGACCGCCTGCTGCAACACCTCACCAAATAGCGCGGGTGTGTAGCGCCGCCACACACCCGCCGCCGCTGGTCAGCGCAAACGGCGCCGCTACACACTCCCCCACATGAGCGCACACCTGATCGAACTAACCCGCAAAATCGACGACCTGATCCGCATCGGCACCGTGACCGAAGTGCGATCCGGTGAATGCCGCGTCGAAACCAAGGGCAACCACACCAACTGGCGGCCCTATCTTGTGCTGCGCGCCGGTCGCACCCGCCGCCGCATGCGCCCGAGCGTCGGCGAGCAGGTGATCCTGTTCAGTCTTGGCGGTGACCTGCGCAACGCCTTCGTCTTGGCGGGTATCTACCAGGACAAACACCCAGAGCCGCTGGCCGAAGATGACAACGGCGATCTCGACCGCATCGAATACCCGGATGGCGCGGTCATCGAATACAACCCGGACACAGGTGAACTCACCGCATCAGGCATCAAAACAGCCAGCATCAGCGCCGCCGTAGCCATCAAGCTGTTCGCCCCGTTGGTCGAGTGCTCAGACCTGTTCAAGGCCAAGCGCATCGAAAGCGAGACCGCCAAGGCTGGAAACGTTGAAGTAACTGACCACGGCCACAAGGACGTGCAGCGCGGCAGCGATACATCAGGGGGCCCGGTATGAACTGGCTGGGCATGAATGCCGAAAGCGGCCGCACCATCAGCGAAACCGCCCACATCTTGCAATCGGTGCGCGACATCCTCACCACCCCCATCGGTGCCCGCGTCATGCGCCGCGACTATGGCAGCGAGATATTCAGCCTCATCGACCAGCCACAGCACGGAGCTACCCGCCTGCGCCTGATGGCTGCCACCGTTCACGCGCTCACCCTCTGGGAGCCGCGCATCCGCATCACCAAAGTCGAGATCGGCGCACCTGAACTGGGCGGCGGCTGTGCCGTCACCATCACATGGCGCCGAGCCGACAACGGCCTGCTCGAATCCGGCACCGTCCAGCTACCGACCGGAGCAACCTCATGAACATCATCGACCTCTCCAAACTGCCGGCACCGGATGCCCTTGAACTGCTCGACTACGAAGCCATCCTTGCCGAGCGTAAAGCGGCCCTGATCGCCCTCTACCCGCCAGAGCAGCAGGCCGCCGTTGCCGCCACGCTGGAGCTCGAATCGGAGCCGATGAACAAACACCTGCAAGAGAACGCCTACCGCGAGCTGACCCTGCGTGCCCGCATCAATAACGCCGCCGTGGCCAACATGGTTGCATGGTCAGAGAAAGGTGATCTCGACGGACTGGTAGCAAACTGGGATGTCAAACGGCTGGTCGTGCAGCAGGGTGACGACACCGCCACCCCGCCGATCCCCACCATCATGGAAAGCGACGAAGCACTACGCGAACGCTCCCTGATGGCGTGGGATGCCATGAGCACAGCAGGCCCGCGCGGAGCCTACGAATTTTGGGCCCGCTCGGCAGATGGCCGCATCATCGACGCCAAAGCCATCAGCCCCAGCCCTGCCGTCGCCGTGGTCACCATTATCAGCAGCGAGGGAGACGGCACCGCCAGCGATGAACTGATCGCCAAAGCCGACGCGGAATGCCGAGACGAAGACCGCATCCCGGTTGCCGACCGCCTCACCACACAGAGCGCAGGGATCCTGCACTACACCATCACCGCCAAACTGCACATGGAACTCACCGGCGCAGAAAAAGAGATGGCATTGAAAGCAGCGCTCGACGCCTTGGCCGCATGGGTAAACCCGCGCAAGCGCATTGGTGTGCGCATCGCAGACTCTGCCATCAAGGCCGTGCTGCATGTGCCGGGCGTAACCCGTGTCGAGCTGGTCGGCTGGGCAGACATCATCCCGACCGATACCCAGGCAGCCTACTGCACCAAGTACACCGTCGAGGCCGCAACATGACCGATCAACAGCATCGCGATCTGCTGCCACCAAATGCCACACCAACCGAGCGCAGGCTGGCCACCGTCAACGCCAAAGCCTGCGACCTGCCGGTTGATGTGCTGCGCACCCTCTGGAACCCGCACACCTGCCCGGTATGGCGCCTGCCAAGTCTGGCCGCTGAGCGGTCAGTCGATCGCTGGGATGAAAACTGGCCGGAAGCAACCAAGCGCAAAGTCATCGCCAACGCGCCTTTCGTTCACCGCCACAAGGGCACAGTCGGCGCCATCCGCCGCGCCGTCGAACCGCTCGGCTACCTGATCAGGGTGCTGCACTGGTATCAGCAAACCCCTAACGCAGAGCCGGGCACCTTCAAGCTCGATGTCGGCGTACTTGACACCGGCATCACTGCAGAGATGTACACAGAGCTGGAACGGCTCATTGACGACGCCAAACCGCTGACCCGCCACCTGACGGGGCTCGCCATCAGTCTGGAAACCAGAGGCAAAGCCTATCTGGGCGCCGCCTGCTATCTGGGGGAGGAGCTGACCGTTTACCCATACCAGCCGGGGCCTATCGTGGTCTCTGGTCATAGCTGGCACGGCGGTATCACTCACACCATCGACACCATCACCATCAACCCACTTACCAACAACACGAGGACAGCATGAGCAACTTTGGAGCCATCCTGACCAATGCCGGAGCGGCCAAACTCGCCAACGCCATCGCGCTGGGGGTACCGCTCAAGCTCACCCAGATGGCGGTGGGCGATGGCAACGGCCAGCCGGTCGCACCCGATCCGGCAATGACAGCCATCCCGGGCGAAAAACGCCGCGCCGCCATCAACACCCTGTTCGCCGACCCGCTCGCCGCATCCCAACTGGTTGCAGAGCAGATCATCCCGGAAGACGTGGGCGGATGGTGGATCCGCTGCGTCGGCCTGTACGATGACAGCAACACCCTGATCGCCATCGCCAATGTGCCGGATACCTACAAACCGCTGCTAACCAGTGGTGCGGGCCGCACCCAAATCATCCGCATGGTGCTGATCGTCAGCGACACCAGCGCAGTAGAGCTCAAGATTGACCCGTCAGTAGTGCTGGCCACCCGCAAATATGTTGATGACGTGATGAAGGCCCATAAGGAGAGCCGAGACCACCCTGACGCCAGCGAAACAGACAAGGGTTTTTCCCGTTTAGCCACCCAGGTTGAAGTGAATGAGACCACTGCAGCGAACCGAGTTGATGCGGTGGTGACAGTAAAAACCTTGTGGGGGTGGGTAAAGCAGGCCAGCGAAACTGTGCAGGGTATGATGAAGGTTGCTAGTCAGGCGCAAACAGATGCAGGAACTGACGATGCGACTGCCATCACCCCCAAGAAGTTAAAAGCCTGGGTAAAACAGGCCAGTGAGAGCGTATTGGGGCTGATTAAGGTGGCAAGCCAGCAGCAGACAGATGCAGGAGCCGCAGACGATGTTGCGGTAACACCTAAAAAACTGAAGGCAGGATTTTCAATTTCTCTCACCAGCCAGCCGTATGTCTGTTTTCCGTCATGGATGGGGGGATGGATTATCCAGATGGGGGACTCTGCACCAAGTCAATCGAGGACTACTTGGCCGATCGCATTCCCGACACGATGTATCACCGCAGCGGCTCTGTCAAAAAGCAGCGCGACAACGATTACATATGACGAGCTGCAAACAACTGGCACAACATTTTCCTTCCAGTCGTCAACGACTGGGGCGAATCAACCGTCTGCATCATGTAAATACATTGCAATAGGGAATTAATATGGCTGGAAAATTCTTCTCGAAGAGGACTGGTGGTTTCTATACCAAATCGATCCACGGAGCAGATATTCCTGATGACGCAAAGGCGATCGACCAAGCCAGGTATGACGAACTCATGGCAGGTGCCAGTGATGGAAAGATCATTTCATCGGATGACGATGGTTATCCAATCCTGCTATCGCCGCCAGAACAACCGGCCGCCGAAAAAGCGCTGGCAGATCTTGAGACCAGAGTAAGCATTGCCAACCAGCAAATCGCCATCCTCAAACCTGCTGTCGATGGCGGCTACGCCAAGCCGGAGCATACTCAGCTGCTGTCCGACTGGCAGCGCTGCCGCTACGAGCTGACGCTGGTGCCAGAACAACCTGGCTGGCCAGAAGAGCCGCAATGGCCCACCGAACCGGACAAGGTAATCTGACCAAACCACCACCCCGCCCTGTGCGGGGTGTTTTCTTTATGCCCGCCACCGTCTGCGGGTGTGTAGCAGCCCCACACACCCGCGCCAGCTCGCCCGCCGTGCGCCGCCCCTGCATCCTGACCGTGCTCACATTGATCACCTCCGTCCGGACACAGGAGAACCGCCACCATGGCACTCGACAGTTACCACCACGGCGTGCGCGTCGTCGAAGTCAACGAAGGCACCCGCACCATCCGCACCATTGCCACCGCCGTGATCGGCCTGCTGGGCCATGCGGAAGATGCCGACGCCACCGTATTCCCGCTCAACAAGCCGGTCATCATTACCGACGTGCAAAAGGCCGTTGGCAAAGCGGGCACCCAGGGCACCCTGGCCAAAGCACTGCAAGCGATCGCCGACACCGTCAACACCATCACCATCGTCGTACGCGTTGCCAAAGGCGCCACCGACGAAGAGACCTCCTCCAACGTCATCGGCAAGGCGCTGCCGGATGGCAGCTTCACCGGACTCAAGGCACTACAACGGGCCAGCTCTGCCGTCGGCATCACCCCGCGCATCATTGGCGCGCCGGGGCTCGACACCCTGCCGGTAGCCACCGAACAGGCCGCCGTGGCGGTCAAGCTGCGCGCCTTCACCTACGTTGCCGCCCACGGCTGCAACACCCCGACCGAGGTGCTGGCATACCGCCAGAACTTCGGCCAGCGCGAACTCATGCTGATCCACGGCGACTTCACCAAATGGGACACCACCGCCAACGCCGAGGCCACCATCTGGGCCACAGCCAAAGCAATGGCAGAACGCTCCAAAATCGACAAAGAAATTGGCTGGCACAAAACCCTATCTAACATCGCCGTCACTGGCGTGCAGGGGCTGACCAAGCAAGTGTTCTGGAGCCTGCAAGACCCCGACACCGACGCGGGCCTGCTCAATGCCAACGATGTCACCTGCCTGATCCAGTCAGAAGGGTTCCGCTTCTGGGGCTCCCGCACCTGCTCGGATGATCCCCTGTTCCAGTTCGAGAACTACACCCGCACCGCCCAGATCCTCGCCGACACAATCGCCGAGGCCATGATGTGGGCGGTAGACAAGCCGATGACCCCCACCCTGGTCAAAGACATCATCGACTCGGTCAAGGCCAAGGGCCGCGAGCTGGTCACCCTCGGTTATCTCATCGGTTTCGACTGCTGGTACAACGAGGAGGTCAACGACAAAGACACCCTCAAGGCGGGAAAGCTCTACATCGACTACGACTACACCCCCGTGCCGCCGCTTGAAAACCTCATGTTCCAGCAGCGCATCACCGACCGCTATCTGGTCGACTTCGCAGCCCGCGTGGCCGCAGCATAAGGAGCATCAACAATGGCACTGCCAAGAAAGGTCAAACAGCTCAACATCTTCATCGACGGCACCAACTGGATTGGTGAAGCGGAAGATTTCACCTTTGCCAAACTGTCGCGCAAGTTCGAGTCCTATCGCGGCGGCGGCATGCCGGGCGCCGTCAATATCGACATGGGGCTCGACGACAGCGCACTCGACACCGAGTTCACCATGGGCGGCTACAACGCCGAGATCATCGGCAAGATGGGCAGCAGCAAAATCGACGGCGTCATGCTCCGCTTTGCGGGCTCCATCCAGCGTGACGACATTGCCGAAGTGCAGCCGGTCGAAATCGTCACCCGTGGCCGCATGAAAGAGATCGACTGGGGCACCGCCAAAGTCGGCGACAACAGCCAGGCCAAGGTCAGCATGGTCAACACCTACTACAAGCTGACCATCAACGGCCAAGTCATCCACGAAATCGATCTGGTCAACATGATCGAAATCGGCCCCGATGGCGTCGACCGCCAGGCAGAACACCGCAAGGCCATCGGCCTCTAATCAACCCAACCACATCCGGGCGGCATGGCCGCCCGTTACTACATAGCGAACAGGAAAAACACCATGGAACAGAAAGAAATCACTCTCGAAACCCCCATCCAGCGCGGCGAAACCACCCTCAACAGCCTGATCATCCGCAGCCCCAAAAAGGCTGGCCACCTGCGCGGGCTCAACACCATGGACATCGTCCAGATGAACGTCGATACCCTCATCAAACTGCTGCCCCGCATCACCGACCTGACCGAAAAAGAAGTGAACGACATGGACCCGGCTGATCTGCTCAAAGCCGGGGTAGTGGTGGTCGGTTTTTTGATGGGCTCGCAGCAGGAGGCCTACCTCACTGCATAGACGACATGATGGCCGACTTGGCCATCATCGCCCACTGGCCGCCGTCTGAAATGGCGGCCATGGAGCTCGACGAGCTGATGGGCTGGCACCAACGCCTTGTTGAGCGATACAACCACATCAACGGGGCAGACGAATCATGAGCACCCTCAAGTTACAAATCCTGCTCGGGGCGGTGGACAAACTCACCGCCCCCCTCAAGGCCGTCACCGGCCAAAGCCGCATTACCGCCAAAGACCTCGCCGACACCAAAGCCAAAGTCCGCGATCTGGAAAAGCAGAGCGCCAAGATTGATGGCTTCAAGCAACTGGGCGCCCAGCTGGGCGTCACCAATGCCAACCTGCAAACAGCAAAAGACCGATTCGAGCAGGTAAAGCAGACCATCGCAGCCACCGCCAATCCGACCAGAATGATGGTCAATGAGTACAACAAGGCAGAGAAAGCGGTGAGGGAACTAACAGCCAAGCAGGCTGAAATGAACTCCAAATATGAGGGAATGAAACTCTCGCTCCAGACGGCAACCATGGGGACAAAAGACCTCGCCAAGACACAGGAGCGCCTGAAAAACGCAACCGCCGCCGCCAATGAGAAACTGAAACAGCAACGAGCTGATCTTGATCGCATGGCGGCCCAGCAAAAGCGCATCGCCCAGGTCAAAGCCAACTACGACAAGACCATGGCCATGCGGGGAACCATGGCGGGCTACGGTGCTGCTGGCATGGCTACCGGGGCGGCGGGACTCTACAAAATCAACTCGATCGCCTCGGTCGGTCTCGACTTCGACGCCCAGATGTCAAAAGTGCAGGCACTCACCCGCCTGCAGAAGGGCAGCGTCGAGCTGGCCATGTTGCGTCAACAGGCTCGGGATCTCGGGGCGTCAACCAGCTTCACCGCTATGGATGCCGCACAGGCACAGGGATTTTTGGCGATGTCTGGATTTAACCCGAAGCAGATTCAGGCGGCGATGCCATCCATGCTAGACCTTGCCAAAGCCTCCGGCGTAGGGCTTGACCAGACCGCTGATATCGCCTCAAACATTCTCAGCGCCTTCAAGCTGGAAGCGTCACAGATGGGGCAGGTAAGCGATACCCTGGCGCTCACCATGACAACCTCAAACGTAGACCTCAACATGCTGGCGGAAACCATGAAGTACATGGGCCCAATCGCCAAAAAAGCGGGGATGAGCCTGCAAGAGGCCGCAGCCTCTGCGGGCCTGCTGGGGAACATCGGTATTCAGGGGTCAAACTCGGGTACGGCACTACGCGCCATGTTGAACCGCTTGGCAGGGCCGACCAGTAGCGCGGCCAAACTGATGAAGAAACTGGGGGTCACGACCAAAGACACCAGCGGCAACATGCTCAACATCATCGACATCATGACGCAGGTGGCCCAGAAAACGGAAAAAATGGGTAACGCTGACCAGCTGGCAACGTTCAAGGAGATATTTGGCGAAGAAGCCGCATCAGGCATGGCTGAACTGATAGGCCAAGCCGGGGCCGGTGGCTTTGCCAAATATGCCGCCATGATAAAGCAGCAAAGCAAGGGGGTTGCCAAAGAGATGGCCTCAGTCATGGGGGATAACGCCCGCGGCGATCTGGACAACATGACCTCGGCATGGGAAGACCTCAACATCCAGATGCTGGAAACCCAGAACGGGCCACTGCGCGGCCTGATCCAGCAGGTGACCAACCTGACCCAAGCCGCTGGCGTCTGGATGCGTGAAAACCCCGAACTCACCGCAACCATCACCAAAGTCGCCGCAATCACCGCAGTCACAGCCGCCGTGGGCGGTGGCCTGCTGCTGGTGCTGGCTGGCCTGCTGGGCCCTATCGCCGCTCTCAAGATGGGATTTGGCATGATGCTGACAATGGGCGGGCCAATGCTGACCCTGATTAAGGGGCTGACATTTGGCTTTTTCAGGCTGGGGATTGCCATCCTCACCACCCCCATCGGCTGGATTATCGCGGGCATTGCCGCCATCGCAGTTGGCGCTTACCTCATCTACAAGAATTGGGATCAGCTCGGGCCGTGGTTCAAATCCACCTGGGAGAAGTGCAAAGCGGCGACCGGTGAATTCTGGGACTACCTGACCACCTTGCCATCCCGGGCGCTCAATGCGGGCAAGGCTATCATCGACGGCCTGATCGGCGGCATCTCTGCCAAATGGGAAGAGCTCAAAGCCAAGGTGAAATCCATCACCGACATCCTGCCGGACTGGATGAAGGGGGGATCGGCTGTCACTGCTACCGTGCGGCAATCGGGTTACCTGACCGGCAACTATGCCCAGCCAGCCATGGCCACCGGCTACGGGCCGACCATGTACCAACCGCCCAAGCTGGCACCGGCCAGAGGGGGTGGGACAACCCAGATTCACGCCCCCATCAGCATCGTCCAGCAGCCGGGGCAATCCGGCGCCGATGTGGCGCAAGAGGTACGCCGTGAGCTGGAGCGCCGCGAACGTCAGGCATCGGCTCGTACCCGCGCCAGCCTGCGCGACACCAACTAAGGAGACACCGCCATGATGATGACCTTGGGCTGGTTCGTGTTCCAGCGCTCCACCTTCGCCCCCCAGTCACAACAGGATGACCGCGCATGGCGCCACCCGGGCAACCCTCGGGTCGGCGCCCGTCCGGCCTATCAGTTCACAGGGCCGGATGATGAAACCACCGTGCTATCAGGCACCCTCTACCCTGAACTGACTGGCGGGCCGGTCACCCTCGACCTGCTGCACGAAATGGCCGCCACCGGCCAAGCCTTCCCCCTGATCCAGGGGGACGGCGTGATGCGGGGCTATTTCGTCATCGAGCGCACCAGCGTCACCCGCAGCGAGTTTTTCCAAGATAGTGCAGCCCGCAAGATTGAATTCACCATGAACCTCAAGCGTGTGGACGACGACGAAACCACCTTTGGCAGCAAGCTGCAGGGCCGTGCCATCGGTGGCATCGCCAGCCGACTGGGTATCAGCAACATCGTCGGCACCATCGGCAACAAGATCGGGGGCCTGCTGTGAGCCTGTACGAAAACGCCAAAGAGGCGGTCAGCACTAACCTGACCAGCCAGCTGGGGCAATTCAGCATTGAGGGGGCCGATCACAAGGCCCCGGCTTACCAGATACTGATCGACGGCAAGGACGTATCAGACAAGATGCGGCCCCGCCTGATAAGCCTCACCATCACCGACAATCGCGGCTTTGAAGCCGACACAATCGACATCGAGCTGGACGACAGCGACGGCAAGCTGGCAATGCCGCGCCGCGGCGCCAGAATGCGCGTCAGCATAGGCTGGCAGGGCCAACCGCTGGTTGATAAGGGGGAATACACCATCGACGAGGTGGAGCACACCGGCACCCCGGACAAGCTCACCATCCGGGGCAAATCGGCCGATCTGCGCGGCAACCTCAACAAGCTGCGCCAGACCAGCTATCACCAGCAGACCGTCGGCAGCATTGTCGATGCCATCGCCCAGCGCCACAGCCTAACGCCAGCCTGCGCCGAACGCTTCAAGGGCATGCAGATTGACCACATCGACCAGCAGAACGAAAGCGATCCCGCCTTCCTCACTCGGCTGGCCGGTCAATGCGGGGCACTGACCACCATCAAATCGGGGCGACTGCTCTTTATCGGTCAGGGCAAGGGGCTCGCCGCCAGCGGCAAACCGCTCCCCTCTGTCACCATCACCCGCCAGGACGGCGATCAGCACCACTTCGCCGTGGCTGACCGCGACGCTTACACCGGCGTCGTCGCCAACTGGCACGACCCGAAGAAGGCCACCACCGAAGGCTCGACCGTCAAGCGCAAACGCAAGAAGAAGCCAAAGCCGGAACAGGAACTGCCAAGTGACACCACCGTCGACAAAGAGGGCCGCGAGCTGCTGATCGGAGACAGCGAGAACGTCAAGGTGCTGCGCCACATCTACGCCAACCAGACCAACGCCATGCGAGCAGCCCGCGCAGAGTGGGAACGGCTACAACGTGGCGTTGCCGAGTTTGAGATCACCCTCGCCACGGGGCGGCCAGAGCTCTACCCGGAACAACCAACCACCGTCAGGGGATTCAAACCACAGATCGACGAGGCCAGCTGGGTACTGACCAAGGTCTGCCACAGCCTGACCAACAGCGGCTACACCAACACCATCAACCTCGAAGTGGCCATCGACGACCTGTCGGATGTGGAGTGAGTAACAAAAGGGAGCGCAGATGTGCGCTCCCTTGTTTTTGACTCTACTTCAATCTGTCTATCAATCAGGCCCTTTTTAAATGCCCCTCGGAGGCTTCAATCTCCATCGCCAGACGCTCTTCTTTGCGTTTGACGGCCAATGCTTCGGTTGCAATTCTCTTCATTTCGCAGTCAACGAAACGAGTTAAAGCCTGTCGAACCAGTGGTTGGTAACCTATTCCATGCAACTCCGCAATCGTCTTCAGATTTTCGATCAGCCCTTTTTGCAATCTAATCGAGATTGGTTGTAATGAAAGAGCCTCGCTAATCAAATCATCAGTGGAATGGTGGGATACTGCTACATATTGCTCATCGCTGCCCAGAACCCCCGAATCCCACGCTTCTTCTGTGCCCAGGATTGCTTTTTCTTGGGTGCTCAT